ATTCCCGCCGCCAGAACCGAATGTATTGCGAAATAGTCGCGGAGGGCCATGCCGCCGTGGGTGTAATGGGTATCGCTATGTGCGGTCGGAAACGCCGGACCTCCATCGGGCCTGCTCATCTGATTCTCCTTTCCTAACTATTAGGACTTCTCTCGATAATAAGACTCGACCCACTTATCTAATTCATCTGGCCCAAACGCTTCCGGGGCCTCAAAGTATACGTGCCATCTTGATGTCAGGTCTTGGCATACGGACACCACCCTTAATCCATGAGCCGTAACCAAGTCTGCTTCTAACCATGCCTCGAAATCGTCCTTCACATTACGGTGAAACAGCCTCATCATGTCCTATCTCCTTGCTATTACTAATCCCATAAAAACCCGGCCAGTCCCCACTATGGGAGGGCCGGGAGCGTTACGGGATTAGCGGGTTACTGGACAGTGATTTGCCAGTCCTCTCTCGCTACTCGGGCTTGTCGCCCTTAATATCCAACGCCTTCTCGACCTCTTCAGAAACGACTTCCAACGGCATTGCCGGGACGTGTCCGGTCAGCGCGAGATCGCCGGCCGCTGCGCGCTGCTTCCGGGTCCGCATCCGGCGCTCCTCCCACTCCTTCCCGGTCAGGTGCTCCCACAACTGGATCTTCTCCACGAGCGTGCCGGGATCAGTCGCGGACCGCACCTGCCCCACGATCGTCCGAGCCTGCAGGATCGCTAGGGTCCGCCGGCGCCAGATCACGTGGGAACTCTCGGGATGTGAGTGTAAATCGGCTTGCCTGACTCTGCACGCGGCCTGCCCGACCCTGTCGGTGTGTTTCATGGCTTAGCCCCTCAAACGATTCATCCGAACCTACACCACCTACACCACCTACACCACCTACACCACCTACACCACCTACACCTACATTTTTGGAGGAGAGGGAATTATTGCCCACAGCTCAACAAGAGACCGCGTCAACAACGCGCGGACTTTGTAACTCGGTATCGACCGAATCAGCGTCTTGTGAGGTTGGCCACCGACGCCCCAGACGTGCATTCGAACCCTTAGGTACGACTCGTTCAGCCACGGGCCGTTCGGTATCTGATGTTCCCATTTCTGCGTGTCGTCCCAACCCACGATGAGACCCCATTTTCGAGGATCTGAGGTCGTCAACGCCGGCCCCGGCCCCGGACCCGATGCCGGCTTGTCTATAAACTCGACCAGCGCCCCCATGTCGAATTTCTTCTCAAAGTACCCCTGCCGTTCGACTCTGTTGTACATCTGCCAATTGCGATGCCGGCCCTCCATACGGGCGGACTCTAGGGTAGTTCTGCGAGCGGCTCGATATTCAGGAGTTCCTCGCTCTCCCGGTGTTTGAGGAACGAAGTGGTAGTAGGGGTGGATCTCGTTGGGGGGTTTGGCTCGCACGCCTTTAGCGTTCAGCTGTGGAATCGGCTGACAGAGGTACAGTTGTTGATAGTACTTCAGACCCGGGATTCTTCGAGACTCGGTGAGGCCCTTGTACACTCGTATGACGGCGACATCTACCGAGCCCGTTGCGGTGATGTACCGGTTCTTCAGTTTTCGAAAGCGGTGCTGCAGTTCCCGTCCGCGGTGCGTTCCCGGGACGAACGGGATTGCGACGACCGACCTTACTTTCTTGATTGTCATATAGTAGATAATAAGTCGTGGAGATGCGGAAGTCAAGCGCGATTTACCGGCACCACGCCTGCTATTAAGGTTATGAATGTGTGTACACACTTTGAAAAAAACCAGGTTTTTTGCGGAAGCGCGCCTTTCACTCGGCGGGATATAAAGCGGTATAGAGATATATGAGGTATTATGGTATCTATGACGATATATGTTTATATTATATATATTATTATACAGCTTTATATGTGATGAGATGAAGATAGAGATCGTTTTTCAGGTCGCTCAATTTTTTGTGGTCACTAACATTTGCCGGGGAATGTTAGAGTCCACATGCACGGTGTTGATCGCTAGGCCTCCTCACCACGTGTTCAACAAAAACCAGTGGGAAACATGGCCACTCGTCACTTCAGGGTACACTGAAGTCAGGGACACCGCGTGTTTCTTTAAGGAGGGTCGCTTCAAGATAGGTGCGGCACGTCGTTTCTACTATCTCCTCGGAGTTTGTGATGCAGTAGGTCATGTTACATCCTGTGACACCATTTCTGCATTGACTCACTTCCCGGCACGCGTCATAATCACCGACGAGGAGAGATATGTCTGTAAGACGCCTCGCGGGGAACGCGGTTATCGAGCGGGCCGATGAACAGGAGCGCAGGCTCCAGACGAAAGAATGCCGGCTCGCCTCCTTTGAATACTGGTACGCGCTTGGCGTCCGCAGATCGTGGACACGAGTTGCAGAGCGGTTCAATACGCACGCTGCTACGGTCGCTCACTGGGCTCGAGAGGATGGGTGGCGAGCCAAGGCGAGAATTCGGGACCGAAAGCTCCTCGATGAGATAGGTGCTGAGTTAGGTAAGTCGTTCCTCGCTCGGCGCCTTGAACTCGTTAAGCTGGTTCGAGGACAGATCGCTCACTATGAAGATAGGGTGCGGTCGGCTATGATCGGACCCGAGAAAGTCAGCGACCTGGAGAAGCTGATTCGGCTCGAGTTAGACCTTGCCGGGATGTCAAGCAGCCTCGAGATCCTCGGTAACTCAGACGGTACGCAAGACTACGACCGCATGGTGCTCGAACTCACCAAGGCCAACGGTGACTCTAAGTCACTGATCGTCGAGAAGGGGCCACAAAGTAATCTGGCGCCAGATACCCCCAGCGACGAGGATGAACCCGAGCCCCCCGAAGGGAGGCGCTTCTGAGTCCGCATGCGCTAGAGGTCCATGCCGACGTCAAGATAGGGTTATCTCCTGAAGCGGTCCAGACGTTGACCGATGTGTTCACATACTCGGAGAAGTTCCTGAAGATACGGTCCAAGACCGCGCAGTTAATCCCCCTGAAAGCGAACACCGTCCAGTGCGTGGTCCACCTCAGGAAAGAGGCTTGGAAAAAGATCAACCCAGGGCGGTCTCTCCGAGCGTTGATCCTGAAGGCTCGGCAAGGCGGTGTCACGACATGGGAGCAGGCCTTGTCATTCCATCGATGCGCCACGAGGCCGTATCAGCACGCCGTCACGCTGGCGCATACAGCGGACTCGGTTGAGAAAATCTATGAAATGGTCCGCCTGTTCTACCGATATCTGCCTCCGCTGTTACGCCCCCACATGAAGCGAGAGAACCGCAGGGTCCATAACTTCGATCGGCTGAACAGCCAGTTCTATGTCGGCTCGGCGGGGTCCGTAGCGTTCGGCAGAGGCACGACGATACAGAGGGCGCACTGTTCCGAAGTGGCCTTTTGGACGGGAGATGTGCAGGACACGATGGCCGGTATCTTAGAAGCGGCCGCTCAGGGAGAGGTCGTTTGTGAGACGACAGCCAACGGGACTGGGGGTTGGTTCCACCAGACCTGGACTGAGGCCGAGCAGGGCGCTAACGAGTGGTGCCCTATCTTCATTCCTTGGTGGGTGGATCCTACGAACACGATCCTGCTCCATGGAGCTGGGGCGGAGATCCGGGAGACCCTGACCGATCACGAGAAGGATCTGATCAACCGTCATCGCCTGACGACTGGTCAGCTTGCCTGGAGGAGAGACAAGCTTCGGTCGTTGAAGCAGCTGTTTGCACAGGAGTACCCCGAGACTGCGACCGAGGCTTTCTTGTCGTCGGGGACATGCTTCTTCAACCTCGCAATCATCTCGGCGTTAATGCAGCAGGCTCCTGATCCCGCGAAGAAACACCTTCCTGGGGGATATGAGGTTCGTTGGGAGCCTCCTCAAAAGGGGGTCCAGTATGCTGCGGGCTGTGATACCTCGGAGGGCCTTCCCGGCTGTGACCGATCTGGCGTTGGGTTACTCCGGAAAGACACGGGCGCATGTGTAGCGGCACTCCATGGGCTGTTTTCGCCCCGAGTGTTGGCCGATCACTGCGTCCGTATCTGTCGGGAGTATAACAACGCACTGCTCGGCGTAGAGAGGGAGAACCACGGCCATGCGGTGATCCAGAAGATACAGGATTTAGGTTATGGGCAGTCGCACTACATGGGCGGATCGCTGTTCTACCACAAACTTGGCCGCGAGGGTACGACGCGTCCTGGCTGGCATACGAACGCAGAGACTCGTGCGATCATGTTGGACCGCATGGCGGAGGCGCTGGAGGAGGGCACGATCCTGATGAGGGACCGTGAGTTCCTGTCCGAGGCGTTGAGCTTCCGTCTGCAGCCAAGCGGGAAGTTCGAGGCGGATCAGGGGACGCACGACGACGCGGTGATCAAGTGGTCCATCGCTAACATGATGCGTCAACATCATACGGTGACGGCCGGGGTTCTTACACACAGTTAGGCTAATGCCATGTTGAAGCTTGCCGCTAAATCCAAGGCAAAGAAAACGATGTCCATCGTGCCGCTGACCAAGCGAACCGCGGGGCCAAGCTTTCCTTCGGTCGACAAGGCTTTCTTCGCTCCCATGCGGCTGAACACGAACGACGTCATGGAGCGGCCTTACGCGAAGCACTCTTGGACCTATGCGCTGGTTAGGGCGTTGGCCACCAACATCAGCAAGATCCCCTTGGTGGTGAAGACCGGCTCCCGGAAGGATCCCAAACCCGTTGAGCCTGGAATGCAGGGTTATGAGTGGCAGGAGTTGTTTGACCACCCCAACCCGAACTGCTCGGCGGCTGAGTTCAAGGAAGCGCAAGTGACCTGGCTAAGCCTGTCGGGCGAGTGCGTGAATGTCAAGGGTGCGCGCGGGGGCGGGCGCGTGAGCGAGTACGAGATTCCTGGGGAACTATGGCCGTATGGAGGGAAGGAGTTTGCGGCGGTTCTTGACAAGCGGTCGGCGGTGGCGGCAGGCTGGGTTTATCACAACTCGCGCGGAGAGAACATTCCGTACCTGCCTCACGAGATCTGCCAGGTCAAGTATTTGAATCCATACTACCCTCTTCGAGGCCTTGCGCCGTTGGAGGCTGCTTCCCTTCCGATCCAAGCCGACTACAAGGCAGCTGATTACAACGCTTGGTTCTTTGACAACGACGCGACTCCGGGAGTTGTGCTCGTGGTCCAGGGCGACTTAACTCAAGAACAAGCCGACCGGATGATTGAGTCCTGGGACGAGGCCCATCAAGGTCGGCAGAAGCGACGCAAGACCGCGGCCGTCAAGGGTGGGACCACGGTTCAGGAGCTCGGTCAAACCCACCGCGAGATGGAGTTCACCAAGCTCCGGGACTTTAGCCTCAAGGAACTCTGCGCTATCTTCAAGGTCCCCGACTCCGAGATAGCCTGTTACCAGAACCTGAACTATGCCACCGCCAGCAGTGTGAAGGTAGAGTTCTGGACTAACACACTGATCCCGATCATGAAGATAATCGAGGATGCGTTCTATTCCCGGTTGATGCTGGGGCCGGGGAAGGGGAACTACTGGGTTGAGTTCGACTTGAGTCAGGTCGAGGCGTTGGCTGAAGACGATCTCAGCAAGCTCCAGGCCGCACGGTTGGCGATTGACCTCGGAGTACCTTTCGATGAGGTCAACGAGAAGTTCCAACTTGGTTACAAAGCACAGGACGGCTGGGGTAAAGCTCCGCTGCTGCCCGGCCCCCGGACCGATGCCCGGCTGTATGATCTGCCTCCTGACGAACAAGAGCCGGACCCCGGTGACGTCCCGGTGCCGGCCGAGCCGACTTCGAGTCCTTCGGAGGGCGACGAGCCGGAGGCAGATGAGGAACCCAACGACTCCTCGTCTGAGGAACCCAACGAGGCCGAGAGTTTGGACTCAGGCCTTTCCCCCAGTGAGGAAGCGCACGCCAAAGCATGGTGGGCGTCCCTGAACCGCTCGAAGTCGGAATCTTGGTACGCAATCATGAAGGAAGTGTTCCAGCCTGGGGAGGCGAGGTTCCTTTCCAAGTATCGGAACTATCTGTTCAAGCTGCGGAAGGAAATGCTTCGGCGGCTGGAGAAGAGCGGCCTCGGGAATCCTGCGGCCCTGGCAGACGGGCCAACGGGGGTTATCGTAACTCGGGTAACTCCTCATGACGTGATGTTCCCTCGCGGTCCTTGGGACACCAAGTTGAAGGCAATGGAGCGTCCCGTGTATCTGGAAGTGGCGCTGAATTCGGCCAGTAGGCTGGCCAAGGAAATGGGTGGCCAGTTCCAGTTCGATGTCACTGACCCGAAGATACACGCCGCCCTCGAAGCCCGGGAGCAGATCCTGGCCGAGACGAACGGCTCACTGTATGACAGGATCTTTAAGTCGTTAGAGAAGGGGTCCAAGCTCGGGGAGTCTCCCATGGACCTGGCGCAGAGGATCAAAGGTGACTTCAACCTGCAGGCCTCTCGGGCGGTCACGATCGCTCGGACTGAGGTCGCCAGCGCCGTCAGCACCGTTCGGTACGGCGCCATGGAAGCTGAGGGCGTTGTACAGCATGAGTGGACGACCGCTCGGGATGAGAGTGTTCGCCCCGAACATGAGGAGCTGGATTCCGATGTCGTGGAGATTGGGGCGCCGTTCGATAACGGGCTACTGTATCCATGTGATCCATCGGGTGCTCCCGAGGAAATCATCAACTGTCGGTGTGTGGCGCTGCCCGTCGTTGAGAGGGGCTGGACGCCGAAGAGTAAGAGGGTTGTGGTCGCGGTGCCTTAACAGAGGAGAGAACGATGTCCGAAATCAAGATCGAGGAACTGACCCGGAGAAGTCCGTGTGAAGCGGACGTTCGGGTGGTAGGGGAGCCGAAGGACCGAGTAATCCGGTTCTGCATCAGTGACGAGACTCGGGACCGGTATAACTCCGTGGTTAGCGCTCGAGGATGGCAACTGGAGAACTACCTGAAGAACCCCGTCATGCTCTGGAGCCACGACTCCAGTCAACCTTCGATCGCCCAGAGCCGAGGGATCAGCTTCACCGAGGAGCCTCGCCCCTTCAAGCGGGACAAGACCAAGACCGGGACCTTCCGCCGGATGTGGGCGGAAGCCGAGTTCGCGGGGCCGGACGTGTATCCCTTCGCGGACGTGATCTTCCGGCTGTACCAGAAGAAGTTCCTGCGAGCGGTCAGCATCGGGTGGAAGGTGTTGAAGCACGAGTACCCCAAGACCGTTGAGGAGATCGACGAGAACCCGGACCTGGCTTGCTTGACGGAACTGTTGGTGGGCGACGATGCGTTTACCAAGAACGAAATGTACGAGTTCAGCGGGGCCAGTATTCCGGGCAACCCCAATGCCTTGATGGACGAGCTGGCGTGCATGGTGCCCGCATTGCGTTCGGCCGAACCAAAGACCAACGATATCATGGTCCGGATGGCTTCGGCGATACACCTGCCCGAAGCGGATGCCTTACCTCGAACGTTGGACGAGCTGTTCACGCATGTCCGGGCGCTCCTGGAAGCGGAGAAGCAGGTTGTAACCAAAACCACTGTTTCGGTCCCGACGGTGGACCCTATCTCGGCGGCTCCGACTTCGACCGCATCCGAGATCAAGAACGGCGACTCTGGGGATGGTGGTGGATCTGAGACGGCCGACGAAGAGGCCCAGCGCCTAATCGTGGATCCAATCCAGGGTCGGATCGGGGCATTGGAAGCCTTTCTCCAGAAAAATCTCACGCTCATCGGAGCGGAGTTGCAGGGGTTGCGGAAGAGTGTCGAAGCGTTGGCTAAGGAGCAGAGCGGTGGCCCAGCCACAACGCTCTCTCCGGAACCGAAACGGTCCGCGCTCTCCGACAGCCTGCTGCTTCGGATGACCGGTGAGCATAAGAAGGTGCTGCAGTCGATCGAAGCGGTCACCAAGCCGCTCGTTCGGACGGTGGCGGCCCCGAAGCTGAAGTTGCCTCCGAGTGTCGGGGGCACAGTGGAAGGGAAAAACGAACCCCAAGGCAAGGAGGCCTAAGATGGGCGACGAGGTGTTGGAAGCCCTCAAACGGATCGAGGGCAACGTCACCGCGCAAAGCACGCGGCTGATCGAGATCGAGAAGAAACAGGAGCAACTCCCCTCCATCCTGGAGCGGCTGGGCGCGGTGGAGTCCAAGGGAGCGACCCGGGTGGTCTCCCTCGGGATCGATGCCCACGAGAAGTCCAAGCAGCCGTTCTCGTTCTCCCGGGCAGCGCTCGCCATCGCGCTTCGGGACGAGAGCCTGGCTCCGTTCGAGATGAGCGTGATGAAGGAAGCGGGACGGAAGTACGCTTCCGTGCAGTCCGACAAGCAGCGTGTCATGTCCACGGGAGTAGACTCGGCGGGCGGCTACATCGTCCCCACGGAGTACGTGGCCGAGCTGATCGAACTGCTCCACGCTCGGATGATCTGCCGTGAGCTCGGGGCCACGAGCCTCAGCGGGCTGACGGGCGGCAAGATCCAGATCCCGCGCCAGACCGGCGGGGCCACCGCTTACCTGGTCGCGGAGGGCGCGGCCATCACGCCCAGCGACAACACACTCGGGGAACTCCAGATGGAGCCTCGGGAGCTGGCGGCCATGGTCAAGCTGAACAACCGGTTGGTCCGGCTCAGCAACCCCAGCGCCGAAGTCATGGTCCGCAACGACATGGCCAAGCAGCTGTCCAAGAAAATGGACCAGCTCTGCATGAAGGGCACGGGTGGGCTCCAGCCCGTCGGCATCGTCAACACCCCCGGCGTCAACTCCACGACGATGACCGCTGTCCCCGATCCGGATGCGCTGTACGACATGCAGTACCAGTGCGAGCTGGACAACGCGGACGTGGACGCCATGGGGTGGGGAATGCACCCCCGGAGCTGGAACACGCTCCGCAAGACCAAGGACGCGGAGGGCCGGTACATCCTGTCCAGCACCTTCGGTCAGGGCACCCAAGAGAAGCGCGGTCCCGTGCAGGGGATCCTGCTCGGGTTCCCGTATCGCACCACGACCCAGCTCAGCATCACGCTGGGCGCCGGAGCCGCGAGCGAGATCATTTTCGGCAACTGGGCCGAGCTGATCATCGCGGAGTGGTTCGGGCTGGAACTGAAGGCTTCGGGGGAGACCTCGGACGCCTTCGAGAAGAACCAGCTCTGGGTCCGGGCGATCATGGAGTTCGACTGCGGGGTGCGTCACCCCGAGTCCTTCTGCGTGGACCAGACGGTGGCGGTGTAGTAACGCAAGATCCGGGGATGACCATGAGGTTCTCCTCCTAAAAGGCGCGGGCTGGGGTCGGGGCCGAAAGGCCCTGGCCCCGCCCCGTCACGGGAACAGCGCCGATGACGGGGAGCCGCAAGTTGCGGAGTTCTCGACAGCTGTTAACTGAAGGGAGGCGCCGATGAGCGCCGTAGCAGCCGTGGTCACCGCGATGGCTTCGCGGAACACGAATAAGTTCCAGAAGTTCTCGGACAAGGTCGTCATGCGTGACGACGGGCCGTTCTACTTCGGCGACGAAGGCGACGTTTGCGCGAAGTACAACTCCTCGCGTGGGTGCCTGGAGATCGATGGCCAGGGCAACGGGGTCGACATCAAGTCTCCCCTGGTCAAGGATCGAGTGCAGCTGATCGAGAAGTTTGAAAAGCTGCCGCAGTTGATCGCCACCGTTGGTTACGCGGTCAACAACCAGTTCGAGGTCCTGGGCACCAACTCTTCCGACGGCGACGTCACCATGAGCCCGGAAGGCGGGATCATCATGGAGACGGACGGGGCGGCGGCGGACTCGATCATCGTGCTTCCCGCGCTGACGGCCAATCTCAGCGCGTGGTCGAACCTGACCTGGGGAACCGACCGCAGCGTCCGGTGGGAAGCGGTGATCGCAACCGGATCCACCGCGCAGTCCGTAACCTCGACGATGCTCTGGGCCGGGCTGAAACTCACCAACACCGGTACGGTGGCTACCGACGCGGAGCAGGCTTTCTTCAGCTACTCCAGCATCGGCGGCGCGTTCTGGACGTATGTCTACTCCATCGGCGGGGTGGACGTGCAGGCGACGACCGGTGTCGCCATCGCCCAGAACACCACCTACCACCTCGTGATCGACATCGACTCGACGCGGGTGGCCCGGTTCTACATCAACGGAGTGCTGGTGGCGACCAGCACGGCGCTGACCGCCGGAGACCTCATCCCGTACATCGGGGTCTTGTGCGAGGCGACGGCGGCGCTGGCTCGGCGGGTCTACGTCTTCCAGACGTCGATCTCCCGCACGATCGCCAACGCCTAGTGGGTACGAACTAAGGACCAAGGAACGAAGGAGCTAAGCCATGAAGGGAAGTCTGCACGAGGAAGTGAAGGTGGTCAACGTCCTCAACCCCGCGACGTATGCCGCAGCGGCTGAGGCGTTCTCCGCCGGGATCGACTGCATCGGCTTCGGGGAACTGATGCTGGTGTTCCACTGCGGTGTGTTCACGGCCACGGGGATCGTGGGCATCCAGTGCGAAGAGTCGGCGGT